GCTTCTGAGATAATTAATTTTAATAGACAACCAGAAATTACATTTGAAAATGGAGAACTTGCTCAATGTAAGCCAATCATTAATAATGGTAAAATTGTAAGTATTCTTATTCAAAATGCTGGTAGAAACTATCATGCACCACCAGATGTAGAGATTAGATCTAGTCAAGGAGATTATGCTCAATTAACTCCTAGAGTTGATGGTGGAGTAATATCAGAAATTAAGGTTATTAAAGGTGGAGCTGGATATGTTGATGGAGAAACTGAAATTTTACTAAAAGCTCCAGGATTAACTGCTCAAGTTGAAGCAAATATTAGAAGTTGGCAGGTAAACCTATTTGAAAGGAATTTACAGAATCTTCAAAGTGATGATGGTGTTTTAGAAGAAAATATAAGTCATCAATCTTTAGAATATGGTCACATTTATGCACCTCGTCCTTTAAGAGAATCAACTTATGCTATATCTGGTGAAGAAGAGGATAATACATTATATGGTACACCAGATCTAGTTAAAGATCCTCTTTCTGGAGATGAAATAGCAAGTGTTAATCATTCTCCTATTTTGGGATGGGCTTATGATGGACATCCAATTTATGGTCCTTATGCCTTTACAAATACTGATGGATCTGGTTCTATTGTAGAAATGACCTCTGGTTATGAATTAAAACCAGATTTAACAAATAGACCTCCAGTTGGAGTTTATCCTGCAGGTTTCTTTGTAGAAGATTATGTATATACAGGAAATGGATATCTAGATGAGCATAATGGTAGATTTGCTATAACTCCTGATTATCCAAAAGGAATATATGCTTATCATGCTACTATTAATTTACAAAATGATTCTACAGGTATTTTTGAAGGATATAGAAGACCTGCTTTCCCATACTTTGTAGGGACTAGTTTTAAATCAAAACCAGAGGTATTTAATTTCTTAATTACTTCTAATCAAGAAGAGTATGAGATTGAAAAGCATTCATGGATTAGAAATACTAGAGATTATCATACTAATTCTGTAAAGAGTGGTTATGACTATATCTTTAACTCTAATGAAATTAAAGAACAAACATTAGAAATAACAGAAGTTTCTTTAGGTGAAATTAATGAAATAGGAATTACTACAGGTGGTTCTGGTTATAAAGTTGGTGATAGTGTAGTATTTGATAATACTGGAACTAATGGTAGAAATGCAGATGCTGAAGTTAAAATAGTGGGTGGTAAGACCATTGATACAGTTAGTCTTGCTACTACTAGTTTTTCAAATGTTGAGTTAATACCAAACAGAAGCAGTAATAGTTTTATTGGTGTTATGACTCAACCTCATTCTTTATTGAATAAGGATATAGTAAGAATTACTGGATTATCTACTAATATTGCTGGTCTTGAAGGAAGTTATTCTGTTGGAGTTAGAAGTGAAGGTGCTCTTTTAGCTAAGACTATAGCTGCTACATCTGGAGTAGAGTGGCTTAATGTTAGTGGTTTAAATGGATTAGGTCTATCTCCAAATGATATTTTAATAATAGATCAAGAAAAAGTTAAAGTATTAGAAATTAAAATTGATAGTGGACAATTAAAAGTTAGAAGAGCACAGGAAGGAACAAGTGCTGGAATTCATACTTCTGCTTCTATTCTTTGGGAAGATCCAAGAAGATTTTCTTTTAATACTAGAGCTGGAATTCAAACTGGTAAATCATTTAGAGTTAATCAAGAATATTATTTCAATCCCCCAGATGTAGTTGGTACAGGAACTGCAAGAGGAGTTGGTATTGGAACTACAATTACTTTCAGTAATCCAGGAACAGGATTTACTCAAGCTTTCTTACCGTCTCAAGAATTGTGGTTTGAAGAGCATGGTTTCCAATTAAATGATGAAGTTGTATATAAAGCAAATGGTGGAACCCCTATTCAATCTTATAGTGGTGTAACTGGACATGCATATGCAAATCTTGATACTTGGACTAACTTGTATGCTGTTCCTCTTAGTGCTAATACCATAGGTATAGCAACTGGTAAAGTAGGTCTAGGTAGTGATACAGATGGATATTATGTAGGTATTAATAGTACACTTGTACCTAGCACTCTTTACTTTACTAATACTGGAGTTGGTGATACTCATAGTTTAAGAACTAGATTGAAAGATGTTATATCTTCTAATGTTTCTCAGAATGTAGTTACAGTTTCTACTGCTTCAACTCATCAACTTCTTCTTGATGATACTGTTTGGGTTAGTGTAAAACCAATTGGAACTACAACTGTTACAGTAAAATATAATGATTATAATAGAAGAATAGTTTTTGATCCTCAAGATTTTGTTGCTGGTAATGTAGATCTTTCTCTAAACACTATTACAGTAACAGAAGGAGTTTTCTCAAGAGGAGATAAAGTAATTCATACTGCTAGTACTCCTTGTGGTGGATTAACTAATGAGAAGATGTATTATGTAATCTTCTACACAGATACTCAGATTCGTTTAGTTGAAGATAGAGCACAATTAGAATCACCTAATCCCACTTATGTAATTCTTACCAGTGCATCTGCTGGAACTTTATCTAAAGTTAATCCTCCCATATTGGCAAGAAAGAATCAACAATGGAAGTTTGATCTTTCAGATTCTTCTTTATCATTCCAAGGTAATGGTACAACATACTCAGCTTTCAGTATGGGTCTTTATAGAGATGCTTTATATAAAGATGAATTTATCACTACTAAAGAAGGAGATGTTTTTGAAGTAGTCAAAACTGGAAAACCTGGTATAGATGCTAATGCAAATCTTCTTCTTTCTATAACTGATGATATCCCTAAGGCTCTTTTCTATAAATTTACACCAGATAATATTGATAAAATTCCTAATGTTAAAAATGAAATTATAATTGATGCTTTAGTTCCAAATTATAATAGAATTGATATACAACCAACTTATTATGATGGAAATTGGAGTATTACTGGAATAGGAACAACAACATTCAGTTATAATATTCCAAATACACCAGATGTTACTTCTTATACTAAAACTAATGCTGATGCTAGTTATGTAACTAATTCTAAAACTGCAGAAGGTAGAATAGTAGAATTTGATATTAGAAGTGGTGGAGCAATGTATAAGACTGCTCCTAAAATAACAAATGTATCTGCTGGAACTACAGTTAGAGCTGGAGTTGGTAGTGGAGCAGTATTGACTACACAAACAAGTAATATTGGTGCTATAACCAAAACAAAACTCAATGATATAGGTTTTGATTATCCTAGTGATCCAACTCTTAAAGTAATTCCTAATCTTCCTGATATTGTAGAAGTGGAAAGATTAAACAAATTAGGAAGGGTAGGAGTTTTATCTCAAGGTAGAAATTATGTAGTATCTCCAGACTTAGTTGTTATGGATGGTTATACTAAAGAGGTTCTACTAGATGTTGATTTAGAATATCAGTTGGGTGATGATACTGTTAAGATAGTAAGAAATGTTGAGGGAATATATGATGTTCCACCTAGAATTATTCCTGTTGGAAACTCTAATGGTGTAGGTATTAGAGATCTTCTTTATAGTCCAGATGGTGCTGGAACTGATACTTTAAAACCTCATACAGTTAGACTTTATATTGATGATGTATTCAATGAAGCTTCAGATTTTGAAGCAGGTGAATGGTATCCTGGTGAGAAGTTCCTACTTGAGAATGTTAATGTTGGATTAGGAAGTACTGGTTTAGGATATAACTCTAAAGAGTATAATTATGAATTATGGGAAATAACTGCTGCTAGTGGTCAAATTGGTGGTGCAAATGCATATATTGAGTTTGCATTCCCAGAAGGATTTATTGGTGCTGGTCAAACACCAGGTAAAATGATTCCTTCTCAATCTGCTGGACGATTAATATTACAGAATCATTTCCCAATATATGATGTGGAATTAGTACAAAGTCAATTCTTTGTTGGAGAGAAAGTAGAGGATGAAGTTGGTGCTGTTGGATTTGTACAAAGATGGGTTCCTGAAAGTAATACATTAACTATTTCTGCTCAACAAGAATTTGATGTAGATTCTAAAATTAAGGGATTAAGTTCTTTAGTTCAAGCATACATTAGAAAAAATATTAGTTTTGCAGCAGAAATTAATACTGGTGCTGGTACTACAGTTTTTCATGGTTTCCAATCAGATTCTGGATTCCTTAATAATAGTTTCCAGAGACTTCCTGATAATGGTTATTATCAGAGATTTGCTTATGCATTAAGATCACAAGTTCCTATTGATAAATGGGGTGAGGATGTTAAAGCATTAAGTCATGTTTCTGGTTTTGCTAGATTTAGTGATTTAGAAATTGAGAGTAAAGATCCAAATGCTGTTATTACTAGAACTGAACCAGCAAACTTTGAATTAATTGCAGAAATGGAGAGTATTCACTCTATTTTTGATTATCCAGATTTTGATGATGTTAGTGAAGTAACAATTGATGTAAATGGAGAGATTATCTCTAAAGATGTCTTATTTGCTAATAGACCAATTACTGATTACTATCAGTCTATTGGAAATAGAGCACTTAATATTACAGATTTTAGTGATACATTTAATAATCAAGAAAGATCTACTAAGTACTCTACAATTGGAGAATTTAGTGATCATGATGTCTTCAATAAGGTATTCACTTTAGTAAAAGATCAAACTTATTCTGATGAAAGACAATTCTCTGTTGTTTCTCTTCTTCAACATTCTGATATAGCATATATTAATGAATATGCTACTCTAGACACTTATTTGGAGTTAGGAACCTTTGATTATGTTCCTACAAAACAAGGATGGGATTTAACATATGTTCCTATCAAGAATGAGTGGAATTTATATGATGTTTCTAATGTTTCTATTAGTGTTAAAGATAATATTGTTGGTGTAGCAAGTACTGCTTTAGGTGATACTGTTTCTCTAGGAACGACTCATGTAGATATACCATATGATTCTGATGCTGGTATTGGTGCTACTACAACTCTTGTTGCTATGGCAACAACATATAGAGCTGCTAAGTTAATGGTTCAACTTGAGAATACTAATCAAGAGTTCTTTGGTACTGAACTTAATATTGTTCATGATGGAACTAAGGTTGGTGTAACTCAATATGGTGATATAAGAAATAGTCTATCTGAAGGATCTATTGGATTTGGTACATTCCATGCTTATATTAGTGGATCTAACGTTTTAGTGGACTTTATTCCTAATGTAGGATTAGCTTTAACTGCAGATGCTTCTACTATCTTCTTTGGTAAGGCTTCTGAAGCTAGTGGTATTGGATCAATTACTATGGATGTTGGTAGGTTAATATCCTATTCACGTGATACTGCTGCAAGCACTGCTAGTATCATAGCTTCATATCAATCTGATGATACTGTAGATGATTGGAAAGCAACTTGTGGATATTATATTGTATCTTTTGAGGGAACTGGTGCTGGAGACGGCATGTATGAAATGTTTGAAGTTGCTATAATAAATTCTTCAACTAATGAATGTGAAGTATCTTGGGGTAATGTAGGACTTAATACTGTTGGTCTTGGTACAGTTGGTATTAGTTCTGTTGGATCTGCTAGGAATTTAACTTTTGAAAGTCATTTCCCAGGTACTGCTAGAGTTCTTGGTATAGAGATGCAAGTATATGAAGATATTCCTCTTGCTCCTAGTTTAGATTTAAGTAATGTTGAGTGGTATAATGATGTTGGTAGATATGTTGGAACTAAGTTAGACCTTAAAACTGCATTTAATTTAACACATAATGTTGGTGGTGATGAACTTGATATCTTTAGAAGACAGTTTAATGGTAATGATAATGCAGGATCAGGTGGTGCTGGAATTAATATTGAGAACAATACTGTAGAAATTGTAGATCACTTCTTTGTAACTGGTGAAAGAGTTACTTACAGTTATACTGGAGCAACCAGTTTAAATGCTGTAGGTATTAAAGATGCAACTGTTGGTGGTGCAACTACAGATAAACTACCAAAAGATTTATATGTAGTTAAAACTTCTAGTTCTACATTAAGATTTGCTGAAACTGCTGAAAAAGCTCTAAGAAAAGTTCCTGAAGTATTTGAATTAGATGCTGTTGGTATAGGTACTTCTCATCATATTACTGCTACTAATCAAGCTTCTAAGTCATTAGTAACTATTGATAATATGATTCAGTCTCCTCTTGCAGGAACTGCTGTTACAACTGCACTTGGTGCTCCTGTTGTATTTGATCAAAAACTACCTTGTGTTGGTGTAACTTCATTCGCTGCTGGCGATATGATACAACTCGAGAATGAAATATGTAAAGTATTGTCTATTGGTATAGGAAGTGCTAATAATATTACAGTTTTACGAGCACAGGTAGGAACTACTCTGGATTCTCATGCTGGTGGAGTGACTGTTACTAAGTTAGCTGGTAATTATAATATTGAGTATAATACTCTTCATTTTGTAGAAGCACCTGCAGGAAATACTCCTTTAAGTACAACTACAGATCCTGATGAAAATGATTGGACTGGAATTACTACTCACTCAACATTCCACGGTAGAATCTTTACTAGAACTGCTCCTGTTCAATCTCAGAATGAGACCTATGCTACTAATGCTGTTTTCAATGACATATCAGATCAATTTACTGGAATACAAAGTTACTTTAGTTTAACAACTGGTATTGGTGCTAGTGAAACTAATGCATTAGGATTCTCCACTTATAATGGTGTGGTTTTGATTAATGATATGTTCCAAGAACCAACTGGTGCTGAACAAGGTAATTATGACTTTAAAGAAACTGCTGGACTTACTACTGTTACATTTACTGGTGAACCTTTAGATGTTGCTATTGATAGAAGACCTACAGACACTATCTTAGGTGAAAATGCAAATAGAACTTGGTATCCTAATGGTGGTAAGATTATTTCTGTTGGTTCTACTGGAGGATTTGCATATCAACCTCTAATTAGTGCTGGTGGTACTGCTATAGTTTCTTCTGCAGGAACTATTACATCTATTAGTATTGGTAATAGTGGTTCTGGATATAGAGCTGGTATTCAAACAACAGTTAATGTTGGTGTTCAAACTTATAGTGCAGGAATAGCAACTTATGTTGCAATTGGTACTGCTGCTATTAGTGGTGGTCATATTGTAAGTATTGCTGTTACTAATCCAGGAGTTGGATACACATATTATCCAGATGTATCTACAACCTTTATGAATGCAGTAGCTGCTGCATCAACTACAATTATATCTGTTGCTGATACTACTGGAATTGTTCCTGGTAACTTAATTTCTATTGCTCATACTACTACTGGATCACCATCTACTGTAGTTGGAGTGATGACTAATGTAACTGTTACAGCAGTTAATTCTGGAACAATTAGTATAGGTGCTTCAGATGTTATTTCTGCTGCAGTTGGTATTGGAACCACTACTGCTGCACCAGTAGTTACTATTAAGAGAAATGATCCACCTGATGTTATAATTGATGCTCCATTAAGTTACACAAATATTCCTTTGACATATCATCCTTCTTCTACTACAGGAGTTGGACAAAGTGCATCTGTTGATATTGTTGTTGGACAAGGATCTAGCGTAGTACAATTTAAAGTTGGAAGAGAAGGATTTGGTTATGGTAATGGTGAAATATTAACTGTAGCTGTTGGAGGAGCAACTGGTATTCCTACTACTGCAGATACACATAAAGACTTTAAACTTACTATTGAAGATATTGCTACTGATGAGTTTAGTTCATGGCATTTTGGTCAACTACAACCATTAGATAATTTCAGTAGTGAATTTGATGGATTTAGAAAAGTATTCTTGATGAAGGTTAACACAGAAGCTGTAGCACTTAAAGCTGCTCCTGGTTGGGATGTTGATCCTATTCAATCGTTATTAGTATTTGTTAATGGTCTTCTTCAGGAACCAAATTATGCTTATAGTTTGGCTAATGGTGGTAGTGCATTAGTATTCTCAGATGCTCCCAAAGCAGATGATTATGTTCATGTTTTATTCTATAAAGGAACTCCTGGTATTGATGTAACTCTCTTGAAAGTTGCTAAGTATATCAAGAAGGGTGATCAAATTGATATTCAGAATAATCCTGAGAAGATGTATAATGGATTCCCTCAAGGTATTGGATTAAATCAAGAACCAAGAGTTATTATTGGAATTACATCTTTAAGTTCTGATGCTGTGTCTACCAATCCTTATAATGGATTAGGTATAACAACAGATACAAGTCTACTTAGACCTGCTTCATGGAAGAAACAAACTGAAGATTTAGTTATTAACCAAAGAAAAGTTGGAAAAGATAGACCTGAACTAGAAGCAGATGTATATCCAGCTTCTTACTTAATCCAAAATGTTGCTGGAATTACCACTTATCTTTATGTTGATAGTGTAAGACCATTCTTTAATCCATATGATGAGCAAACTGCTAGTTTAGATACACTTCAAAACTTTGTTGATATAAAATCTCAAGATCCTGGAGTTCAAGGTATTGCAACTGCTACTGTATCTGATACAGGTACTATTAGTGCTATTACTATTAGTAATGTTGGTAGTGGTTATACTGGTGCTCCAACAGTTCAGATTACACCTCCTCCAGAAGGTAGTAGTTATACACAAGCAACTGCTACTGCAACAATTGTTGGGGATAAGATTAATACTGTAACTGTTTCTAACGCAGGTACTGGTTATACTAATACTAATCCACCTGCTGTTCATATATCAGCACCAAATAGTGTTGTATCATATAAAGTTGATGTAGATGAATATGCTGGAGACTTTGGATCTATAGTTGGATTTGGTACTACCACTACAGGTGGCAATAATCAAGTAATCTTTGATTTCTATATTCCAGATGGTTCTCCTTTAAGAGACTATGCATCTAATGGAAGTGGTCAAGTTTCTGCTGCTACTACTGTAAGTGGAATTACTACTGGTGATTTCTTTGTTGCTTATGATACTAATCACATAATCAGTGGACCTGATGCTGTAAATATTCCAACTAGAGTGGAATTAACTGCTGGTGGTACTGGATATAAGACTGAAGCAGGAGAAACTACAGGAACTAGAACTGTAGGTACTACTGGTGGTGGTGGAGGTCAATCACTGACTTTAGATATTACCATTGCTAGTGGTGTTATAACAGCAATTGAAATTAATAATCAAGGTACTGGTTATGTACTTAATTCAGTAGGTGGTATTGATGGAGCTAATGGATCTGGATGTACCTTTAATATTACTGAAGTTATTGGAACTCTAGAAACTAGAAAAACTGATGGTCAGACTAAAGTTGGTGCAACAACATCTTATATGGATTGTGTATACCAGGTAGCAAGTGCAGAAACAGTTACTGTCACAAATGCTTCTATTGGTGCAACCAGTCTAAATGGACCATATACAGGTCTTACTACTGATGTGAGAAGGGTATTCTGCAATATAGCAGGTATTGCTACTGATAATTTTGATTCTACATTACTTACATTTGATTCTAATAAGACTGGTGTAGGAACAGTTACTTGGGATACTCAAAATACATCATCTTACTCAGGATCAATTATTCATATGCCAAATCAAGGCAAATATAGCTGGGGTAAAATAACTGTTGCTCGAGCTGACTCTAAAACTTATAACTATTATGGTGATAATGGAGTTATAGGTCTTCAAACTTCTGGTATGGTTATAAGATATAATCCACTAGAAGCTAGTGATTATGTTATTTCATAATAAATACAGTTACGCAAACCACTAAGCGCAAATAATGGCTAAACAAGGAATTAGTACAGGAACGACCCCTAATGATGGAACAGGTGATAGCCTATTAGGTGGTGCTGTCAAAATAAACTCAAACTTTGATGAAGTCTATGGTAAATTAGGAGATGGAACAAATTTATTTGTAGGAATTGTTAGTTCTATTGCTGTTGATGGTGCTCTGAGTATAT